CCGCCGCAGCGCTACTGAATCGTCCATCTCCATAGCTTGTGCCGTCGCCATTCAAAGGATAGAGGAACAGTCCAACAAACGGGGTGGCGGTTCCAGTAATCGACGCCGATCCTACGAAAGAGAATTCCGCGGTTAGATCAAGGTTCGACCCGTTGTCAACAGCGGTCCCTCCGAGCACAGCATTGCCCGATGCTAACGCATTAAGTTCTGTCGTCATCAGGGATGTCCAACTGCTGGTAACGCCGGGTGTCAGCTTTTCGGTCGTCATTTCAGATCCTATCAGCGACCAAAGTGGTCGTAAAATTGGCGAGTGTAGCATCTGCAGTAACGATCGATAGCTGGAGCCAATCACCTACGGCAAAAGCTTTCGCGACCCCCGAGACGGTCGCCAAGGTCGCCACGTGTCCCGACGCGGAAATGGTCTCCGTGCCGATGTTCGTGAAATTTGTAGGATTGGTTGGATCGTTCCCCGCCAAGCATTGTGCCACATCTATCACCGTGCTGCCGGTAGCATTCACCAATGAACTACCTACACTCGAGCCGCCAATCACGGTCGCCCCGAAATTCGATGGAAATGTGATCGTGGTCGGCACCTGATGCAGCAGCAACACCTGACCATTCAACATGGTGCTTGGCACGAAAACGCCGATCGTGTAGGGCTGGGTTGGCGGTGCACCGACAGTCACCCAGGCACTGCCGTCCCATACGCTGAGGACGGCAGTATCGGTCGCGTAGTAGAACGCCGCGGTGACTGGTGAAACCAGTGGCGTTGTCGGACGTGCCGATGCCAGTCCCTCCCCTAAATAGTCAACCAGTAGCGATGAAAAGCTCATGTGACAGGCACCATCACACATTGCCCGTCCGGCGTAGCCATAAGCGTTGGCCCCGGCAAATCACCGTTAGCCCAAGGAGCATATACAGCAGTTTGTTTCAGTGGGGTCACACTAGCAGCACTGCCTCCACTGTCACTCAATAAAAGTCCCATAAACACCGACTGGTCAATTCCTGGTGGGGGACTATCATCGCCAAGCATTCCCAAAACATCGCCATCGGCAGTGAATTGTTGTGCCGACGGTAGCACCACCGCGCCATCGTCAGTCAACAGCGCACTCAAAAGTGTATTGTCTGTTACTGCGTTGACTTGATTTATCAGTGTATCGATTTCATATTGCAGAAAAGTCAAGCCAGTAGTTCCGCTGGTGCCGCCCCCTGGACTGTTCGCGCCACCAGTTCGGTTAAACAGCGACAGTATCAGTGCGTAAAACGCCGGAGTCGGTTTTCCATCCAGCACCCAATCAAGCGTGGGCGGGATCATAGTTTGTTGTGCGCCGCTGGAACTTCCGCTCATAACAGTGCAGCCTACAAGTTGTGGGTTGGGTTAACTAATGCTGGGTAACGGGCCAATGTAAGCCCCGTTAAGTGCTGTGATCTGTGGGGTGATCCAACTGAATTCAAAAATCATATCCCTGGCCATGGAAAGTCTGCGCCATTGGATAATTTTGTGGTAGTCCCCCGGAAGACCAAGTTCGGCCTTCAACAGTGTTGACCAGCTTTTTCCCCGAGAAGTGGAGTACCGGAGGTATACTTCTGGGTTAGCAAGTTCTCCAGCGATCGGTGGGGCCGGGTCGGCATACATTTGGTCCAGAGTTTGTTCGTTGTACCAATCCAGTGCACTGTCGGGGGTGTTGTCAAACTGAAGTGGGAGAGGAAACGGTCGGTCCACCGCCGCGCCAACAGCAAAGTCAGCAGTCACAAAGTTATGTCGAATACGCACTAGGTTAGACATGATGTGAGGAAACCCGCGGATACGCTGGATGGGCGTTCCATTGTCATCGGTGTATTTGGCGCTGATCTCATACAACTTACCATTACCATAGTCCCCACCAACAACCATCCCGTACAATTGCGCAGTGCAGTTCACTCTCCACTGCTGCGCCCGACCATTGGCATCCAGCGTAGTTCGTTCATGCCATTGGTCTGAGTCCATGTCATAGACCCAGGTTTTACCGGCAGATGGAAAGCGCAGCCCCACGAACGTATGCCCAGCCAGTTGAAACGTGAATGCAATGGCATCAACAAGTGTGGGGTAGGTTAGCCATTCAGCTTCCAGCGCATAAGTAGACTTTTTGATTGCTGTGAAGTCATTGACCCGGAGAAACAGCCCCCGGCCTTGCCGACTTTTGCTAAGCCACAGCACAGACTCATTTGTTTTTAATACACTGTATTGGGCTTCGCAGCCATGCTCAACATAAGGCCCCGGCAGCAATGCGTATGGAAAGTTCGCACCGCCCGCGTTATACCACCATTCAGTCGCCAACGTTCCAATCAACAGCACATAGCGCTTAATCGCGATCACGGCTTGCAACGGGTCTGCACTGCCAGACTTAGTGGCAAAGCTCAGTGGGTCAAATGCGAGTGTGCCGCTGGCACTGGCAAACCAACGAGCAGTTTTGGGGATGTTACCAAACAAGAAAGTGTCGGAGTAGTCTACGTAGTTTGCCCCATAATAAGCGAAGCCGTTGGTGCCACTGTTGGCTGCTGCTGTTACCTGGGTCATAACATTGGTGGCTAGGTTGACTTGCCACCCGGTGTCACTGCCATCGGCAATCAGCAAATTTTGCCCATTGTCCATCATTTTGACTTGGGAAGCAGTAGTCGTTAATGTCCCCAATGCACTGTAAGTCCACACCCCAACACTGCTGGGGGGCGGAATAAAGTAAACCGTCGCCCCGCACACTGCATAGCCCACCCCGGCGGTGGCTTGGTAAACACAGCGGACTTGCGCTGCGTCCGGAAAAGTCAATAATTCGGCAAGCCCCGGCGCAAGGTAATGCGTGACGGGAACCGGAGACTTGGTTTCCTGGGGATTACTTTCCGGGTATAGGTTTACGCATCGCTGATAGTTCGCGATGGTGTTTTGCGCAGCATACGCACCGCTTAACAGTGGAATAGGAACCGGGGCGACCACAAGCAGCAATCCTACAGTGTTACTGTTAACTTATCCGACCCAAGTCCCAGCGGGGGCACTTTTAGTGCAATAGAAAGTTTTGGTTGCCGCTGCGGCCAACGCTACTCCGGTCGCCGTAGCCACTCCGTTGATTGTGTCCGTTCCACTACCGAACACTTGGGCACTGGCCGCGCCGGCATTGGCCACTACAACAGTCAGCCCCGCAACTGCCAACGGCAATGCCACACTGTCCGCAGCAGTTGCCACCGTCCCTAGCACATTGACTTTGGCGGACAGCACCAATGCAGCAGCTTGGGTTCCCCCTGCATGGGCCACAAGTCCCGTGGCCGGAATAAACGTCGGAACAACCCCACCGAACAGTGCACCAAGTGACTGGGCTGCACTGTCGGCCTGCCCTGGAATACTTACCAACAAGTTGCCCGCATACTGCTGACGGAAAAATGGTGCCCCAATAACCTTACTTTGTGCCACAGCAGTTTGCTCCTTTGGATTGTTAACTTAACGGACTTGGTCACTGTAGGGGTTGTAAATCCCCGGTCGGATCAAGTCCCCCGGCATGTGCAAACGGCCGATCTGTACATTGGCCATCCGAATTACATTGAGCGAGTCTCTGGCCAATGCCACTACTGCCGGGTTGACCTGTTGCCCATAAGCCGGGGCCAACCGCACAGCCAAATTGTAGTGTATCGCCGCGATGTATTCTTCCGGCAGGTTGATATCCTGCACCAGAGTAGTGAACTGGGTTAGCTGTTCCACAACTTGAATGTGCATTTCATACAAGCCGGCTTGTGGAACTGGCCAAAAGTAAAGTGTTCCAATTGGAAACCCAGTGTCATAAAACACATACGACGGGAAGCTAACCAAGGTCTTAAGCGCTACCATTGCCCAGTCTTCGTAGGCATTGATGATCTCTAGTGGGTAGTCCACGTTGGACGGCCCCACGTCAGTGGTCTGGCGCAGGAACGCACTCTCCAACTTGGCTGGGCGTTTCACGACATCAAACTGTTGCCCCGGTCCGATCGAGTAGCTGTTAGCCCCGGTTGCACTACACACCAGGTCCACCAAGTGCCACACTAGCCAGCGCTTCCGTTGCCATTGGGCCAACATCCAGTTAATACGCGTAAACGCATCGTTGGTTTCTTCTGCATTGGGCGTGATACCACTCCCAGTAACACCAGCATCCTTGAGTGCAAAATTAATGATGTCCAGGGGAGTGGTCACAGCAGGAACTAGCCCTTCACTTGCGGGGGCGCAACAAGCCCATCAAGTATCGACGAAACTTTTTTGCTGTCGGCTGCGACCGGGGACACAGCAGGCGGTGTAGCAATGTTGGCCGAAAGTGCTGCGGCCAACTGCTTCTGCAATGCTTCCACCTCAGAAGTCTTGGAGTCCAACTGACCTTGCACATCGTCAAGCGCCTGCCCGAGTTCTTTCACGTCGCTGGGGGTTGGGATTTTGGCGGGAGTGAAGGCCAACAGTTCAAGTTCCTCTCGGCGATCTTTCACAATCCGCTGCCCCAGCGTAGTAGTAATCCACTTAGGGTATTCCTGATATTCGTATGGGGGAGTGTCCAGATTAACAAATACTCCTTCGTAGCGCTCGGCGTAACGGGGCTTGGACATGGTAGTGAACTCCTGGGTTGGGTAACAGTCAACAGTCAGTGGTTGGACTTAGACTTGGTCTTGGCCTTGGCTTTGGACTTGGCCTTCTGACTATACGCAATGGCGACAGCTTGTTTTTGGGGTTTTCCTGCGTCCATTTCAGCTTTCACATTTGCAGAAAAAACTTTGGAGCTTTTACCGACTTTTAGTGGCATGACAGTATGTCCTGCGTTGTGCTGCTAGTGGAAAAGGGAGGGTACCCAACAGTCATGGTGCCCTCCCCACAGTCCAGTGCAAACTACACTGTTACCCACCGCTCGGCGCGGCGTTGTCCGCCACAATCACCACCCACTCCGGACGAACCCAAAGATACCCATACAGTACATCCAACCGGGTAATGAACTGATCCGACCGGATGTCATACGCACTAATCATGCGCATACTAACCCCATCGAACTCCTCCCGCGCCGCCTCATGCACGCCACGCGGCAGTTCCAAGTCCGCCGTCGCCATAGTAACCGCATCGGGACTAAACGCGATGTTCTTCTGATAGATCGCCCCCGACAGCGTCGCCACAGCAATAACCGCACTATTGGCGGGGCTAGCCGTGACGGTCTGGTACTGGACTTCACTACCGCCTGCGGCGGGCGGCACAATCGCCGGATAGATGTTGATGCTGGTCCCACCCGTGGCCACTGGGGCGGTCACAACGAACTGGCGCAGCTGTCCGGTGGACTGCTTGGTAATGCGGTTAACCCCGTACACCCCAGCCAGGGTAATGATCTCACCAGCGGCAAACCCACCTGTGATAGCATTGACAACTAGCACCGTGCCGGTTTGGTTGGCACCATTAACGGTCAGACTGCCACTGTAAGCTGCGGTGGTATGCGCCAGCACCGTCTGGTCCATAAACCAGTCAAACCCAAGCAGGCGGAACATTTCGCCTTCTTCGGTCTGCTTGCCAATCGCACTGCTGGGATTAAACAGCCCACTGAGCGACGCAACAGTGTCGGCCTGAGTGGACGGGCTAAACACGATCTTGCGGTTGGCCATGGGGGCCAGGTTGTTGGCAAGGCTCGCCCCAGC